AAATTCTTGCCAAGTTCTTTCAACAAAGTTTTGCAGTGTGTCTTCTTTAGCAGTCAAGCAAAGTTTAACCGCCTCTCTAAGGCTCACACGAACAGGTGCGGGCGTAGATGATCGAACAATCTCAAGACCCATCACTTTCAGTTTAGGTTCTTTGTAGCGAACCCCCTCATTGTCATACACATTCAATGCGTATCGTTTCTTCGCAACCCAAATGCCTTTATCAGCAATTACCTCACGCTTGAACACAATCTTTTCTTCAAACGCATTGGTATATTTCGCCAACTTTGTCATCGATTTAGCAATCGCCGGCTCAATCTGTTCGCTCCCAATTTTATCCAGAGCATCGATAATACCACTGTAGTTTTTCTTAGCCAAATATTTTTGTACAAGATTGTCCATTGTGATGTAACAAGAGTCAGTGTCAGAATAAAAAGAATACATCTGATCCTTCGTACCACACACCTTGTTTAAAAATGCATCAAGAGCCTTTGCAGTTTCACGAATAATAAACTGACCTGTCATTGTGATGCCTTCAGCAATCCTATCATCATAGTAACGGAAGTATTGATTGCCCATCGCACCATAGAGAGAGTTCAACTGAATCTTTCTTGCCATCTGATAGTTATTGTACTTAGCAATATCATTCAAATACTTAGGATCTTTTGTAGACTCATAATCATTTTGAGCCTGAATCATCAGCTTTTTGTATTTCTGTCGATCATCAAAAAACTTTTGTACAATCTCAGGAAACAATCCCTGAGAGTCTTTACTGAACCTTGCACCATTGGCAGTGACAGCATAATCATCATCAATTTTATATTTTCGCTCAAGCATTCCTTCAACATTTACATCTACCATACCAGGCACAAGCGTTTCAGGAGACATGTTGTATTGCATAAGAATAGAAGGGTACAGAGATGTAGCATCAAATGCCATCACCCACTTATAAGGACCGGGCTTAGGTTCCTGCACAAAGGCACCTTCAATTGTACGACCTTGCATATTCTTTTTCTGAGGAATCATAATGTTTTTAGACAGCAAGTGATTATACAACAAGCAGTCCCAAGTTCGCACCGAAGAAAAAATGTCTCTGAAGTTTGCCTTGGCATCGTATGTCATGGTAGCAATCAGTTCGATAAGTTTCATCTTATCTTCAAGTTCGTCCACAAGTTTTGTATCAATGATATTGTAATCAATGAATCGATGCCAATCGTTTTCGTAAAACTCCTTAAAAGTATCAAAGCCGCTCTCAAGTTTGTTTTTACCTAGTTCAACTTCTGCAATGTGATCTAGTTTGTAGGACTCTTGGTTAGAATAAGTAAACTTCTTATACAAGTCCAAGTAATCCAGAATCGAAACGCCTTTTATGTCGTAGGTAGTCTGTTCCTTGTTATTGATCGTGATACCTTTTCGCCTTGTCATGTTAAAAGGCGAGAGAGAGTTCTTAGCATCATTCCCAAATATTCTATCCATGCGGGCAACAATATAAGGAATATCAAAAAACTCAATGTTCCAACCAGTAACGATGTCTGGATATTCATTACACCACCATGTACCAAACTTTGTGAGAAGTTGTTTCTCATCATCGCAAGGAGTATAGTTTACATTCAAGTCTTTTGTTTCAGGACCGGGTGTCCATTCACCCTCACCCCAAGTGATGATCTCCTTTGTATGATTATTCATCATCGTAATCAAAAGGACTTTATCAGTAGGGTTATCTACGCTGGGAAAGCCAGACTCTGCCGTTGTCTCAATGTCCATAGACCACACTGAGAGTTGTGACAAATCAAAATCAATCTCGTTAGGATATTCAGAAGAAAGAAACTGGTATGTCAGGTCAGTCTGACCGTATATAGGATAGTTTTCAATTTCAGAATAATTATCTAAAAATTCTTTTGCATCTGAGTTATTCCCAAACTCAATAGGTTTGATATTCTCTCCATAAAGACCTTTGTAAGGAGAGTCCCCATCAGCACGAACATACAAGGTAGGTTTGAAGTCTCGCTTTGTGGTAAATCTTTTACCGTTGCGAACACCACGAACCAATACCTTGTTGCCGTATTGCCACGCCCAGCTGTAAAATTCTTTTTCCATGTTTCACACTATACATAATATTAAGTTTAAAGTCAAAGGGTTTTTAGCCGAAACAGGGTATTAGGTCACAATTTTTTTATCGGGTTGAATGATGTTAGAAGTGATTCTGGTGTATTCATTTACAATATCTGCTTTGGGCATAATGATTGCTGATACAGCATGAACCATAAGAAAGACACCGCCTTCGTCCGCATAGGGTACCCAGGGAGCTAGGGCAATTTGTGCCTCATTTGGATTGTTCTCTTTGGGTATCAGAAGAATGATTGCAGGTTTTGTAATTTTGATTACAGGTTTACCTTCAATCTCAATGTCCTCAATGCTACCAATAACTTCTTCACCAGAAATTAATTTTACTACTTGAATATTTTTATCACTCATAATATAGTTCCTTAAATTTGGGGGGAATAAATCCCCCCGTATTAGTTAGCCTTGCAATAATTCTTTTTTAGACTTTACAGAACCCACTTTAATTTCAATGGGCTTTTTCTCTTCGGGTATCACCCGTCGAAGTCCGATAATCAAAACACCGTCCTTGTAGTCAGCACCAGTAACTTTAACATCCTCTGTCAATGCAAAAGTTCTAGTGAAGTTTCTAGCACCAATCCCTCTGTGATAGAATTCTCTTTTATCTTCACCGCGGTCTTGTACACCCTGAACAACTAACTTGTTGCCATCAGGAACAACATGAATATTAAATTCATCTGCATGAAAGCCTGCACAAGCCATTTCTATTGTATAGTTTTCATCATCGTCTTTGATGATGTTATAGGGAGGGTAATTGTTTGCCACTTCGGCAGTAGTAAACAAATTATCAAAGATAGATTCAAAGCCAATTGAGAATGGCTTAACATTATTTGCAAAGTCGTGTAGATCAGATACGGTATATTTTTTAGTAACCATTATAGGTCTCCTTTATTAAGCGAGTTTTCATTTACGAAGCCCTTTCGGCACTTCACATATATTTATATACTTTGCCCCCACTCCTCAAATCTTTTTTTCATTGTTTGGTATGTTTCACCATAAATTAGCTGAAGCATGACTCTATCTTTGTCAGAAGATGGTACTGAATGATACTTTTGTCCTACATTTAATAACATAGGAGTATCATATTTAACCGACACCATTGGTTCTGTGCTGTTTTCGTTTTCGTAAAAAAGTATTGGCGATTCTGTTTGCAGAGGAATGGACACCACACACCTTCTACCAGGGTGTTTGTCTATGTGCTTTTTAGCCCCTATCCCCCCTTTGTGAATTACTACCAGTGAAGCAGTAAGTAATTTAGGTTGAGGATGGGGATACCTTTGCGCAAGAGACACAACATACCTTCTGTCTTTGCTTCTCCAGTTACACCATATATCCGACGAATATACACCATTGAGCATATATCCTGGGTAGGTATCCCTTTGATATTCAATTAGGTAATTGGATTTAATCCAATTCCAAATTTCTAGTAGTTGTGTCTTTTCTTCTTCGGTTATAAGATCAGGTACAGGGGTACAACAATCTAGTTCTTCCGCCCTATGTTGTATTTCGTCACTAGTTCCCATTCATCTTTCTCTCTATAAGATATAATTTTAATTTGTCCTATAGGTGCAAGGTCTTCATGCAACTCAGGAGAAACCATCGTCAATAATCCCCAGTCTGCTAGAAGTTTTGCGATTGCATTTCTTCTAGCCAAATCCGTATCGTCTAAGTTTGCATGTTTACCATCCAAGGCAAACAACTCTTTAAAGTGTGTGATGAAGTATCTACCTTGCTTGTGTAAAATGTGGCAGGACTGATACAGGGTTTTGTCTTTGCGAGATGCCACTCCAATGCGTGATAAGGTTTCACGAATTTTCAGAAAATCATCTGCATGTTCTAGCTTGACTTCCAGCGGCTTATAGCCGGGAATATCAATGTCAAAAAAGTCACTCATTTTTTTATTCCTATTATAATCAATAAAGCAAAAAGCATCGTTTATTGACTCTATTTATAAAATAATGAGTTTTACTTACCTCCTTTGAACATCCTTTGTTTCAACACATCTAAATCCTTTTCTGATAACAATCTCAACGCCTCTTGCGCCTTAGTATTGCTATAGCCATAGTACTCTTTGATAATCTCTAGCCTTTCCTCTTTCTCGGGCTTTAACCATTTGTTGTATCGTTTCTTAGGTCGCACTACATTCAAAAGAAAATCATATTGCATCTTTGATGCTATGTGAGGACGAGCATTCATTTCATTTGCCGCAATCACAGTGTCAGGACCATAACTCATAGCCTTGTTCACGATGAAAGCATTGTATTGCTTCTCGCTCCAGTCATCAACAATTAAGTTTTCTTTGCTATGATTGATACTATTAGCAAAATCAAAAGGGCTGATTGCCTTTTTCTTTTCTTTGTATTCTTCAGCATCAAAAGAGACTACTGGATCACCCATGCCTTCAAGCATTAACTATTCCTCTTTAAAATGTATTCAGGGTCGATTGCATTGCTGATAGGAAATGTCCATCTGTGAAGCACACGCTTTTCTAACACACTGGTAGGGTAAGGCTCTCTCCTGTGTAGTGTTAGAAGTTGGTCACTCAAAACAAGATCGCCGACTTCCCAATGATGATGATACATGAATCTTTCTTGGTGAATAAAAGATTTCAGTTCAGACATTAATTCATAGTCAACTGCTTCCTGATTGTTATTGGTGTAGAAATACATTCCTTCAACACCTGCTACATTCTTTTGCAGTATTCGCATAGAATATTCATTGGCGTTCTTTTGCATGTAAGCGATTTGCTTTTCGTTCACAGGTGTAGACCATCCAAGTCCACCATCATATTTATAGGAACACCACTTATCTTGAATAGAATCATACAGGTCAGGCTCTTCTACTTTCATTTCTTTAATGACTTCAGCAGTGTTTATCCAAGAGGTAACTGTTCCAGCAACATCACGCACACCTTGTAGTGCTACCCCATCTGCTCTCTTAGGACCATTCAAGTTGGCATGCCAACCTAGTTCACCTACAGGAAATATGCCAGTGTAATTATCGGCTTTCTTTTCTCCTGTGACTCTCTGCACAGGCATAGTATCTACACTCCATGGGTCTATGTACGACTCAGGTGAACCCAACATGTTACCTTCAGTATCCCATACTAGCTGATCCATGTTAGCAAGATAACTCATGTTGTGAATGAGCCTTGATGCGTAAATAGGGTCAGTAGTCTGTCTAGGTATCACTACAATCAAATGTTCCTTGAGGTCAGAAAAAACTTGCTCTGACATCTCAGGGCAAGTCTCTTCAATGTTGATGTCAAGACATTTAATCATTCAATTTCCCTTACAAATAATTTATCAATGAGTCTATCTCCACCACACTGTACCCAGCATTGATTAATAGATTTATTTTCCCAGCTATCACTATATACTTTAAGCACATCGCTGTCAATGATTTCCTTTAGATTATGGTAATACAGACTATTTTTATTTCTCAACTTACTTTGTATGTACCTAACTTCGGTAGCTTCTTCTGATATAGACGGACCAAACATTTTGTTAGCAACATAACAGCATGGATGTACACGACCCAAGTGGTCAATGTATATCTCATTTATGTTAAGAGTTCCATACTGCCTAAATGACGCACACTCAATGCATCCTTGCTTGTTTGTTTTTTTAGGCATAGGTGCGATGTAGCCTATTTCAGGAGGTGTGTATGGTTTTTCTTCAGGTCTTTCATAATGATTTATAACATAGTCTAAGTTATAACTTTTATCATATACAGGCATACCCACACCATCAACACCAAAAGGATTCTTAACTTTAAAATGCACACCAAGACTTTCTGCTAATTGCTTTGCTTCTTCAATCTGATGGTAGTTGTGTGCGAACCTAAGAAAATGCCAGCCTGCCATTCCCCCAGTGGCTACATAGGCTTTCATATTTTTAATCAGTTTATCCCACTTCACCTGTCTTCTATATAAGTGATTGGTATCTTCTAAGCCATCAACAGAAAAGACGACTCCTCTAACTCTACCTGGTATTGTATTGTCGTATAAAACCTTTCCTAATTTTGAAAAGAAGTTTTCATTTCTTGCCCCGCCATTAGTGTGAATTTGAATTGAACCATCACTGTATTCACAAATGTAACTTACAATCTCAATCAAATCCTTACATGTGATAGGGTCACCATGAGTGCCACAAATGTGCCAGCTTCTAATTTTCTTGAGGATCTCTGGACTAAACCAAGACTTGAAATCAGATAGGCTAATATCTCTTTGTGTTAAGTCAGGATCAACATTAGGTGAGTTTCTAAGGAATCTTGGGCAACCAGGACAAGCGGCATTACATCGGCTACTCAACTCTAGATGCACTGCATTTAGGTTGTCAAAGGACCACATTACTTATTATCTTTGATAAACTTCTTAATGAAGTGCCTTACCTCACGGCTTGCAGAAGTATCAAGTTCTTTACACACCTTGATGAATTCCTTTTTGTCTTCCTTGTTTATCTTCACAAGGAGTTGGTCATTTTTTTCCGACATTTCTCACCCTTTTGTCACAATTTTGTAACATTGAAATTTAAATTATTATATATAGTATATATACTTAATATATTAATAGTAATTATAGGGGGCACCATGAAATCACTATTTAATAAATCTTACACGGTTGATCAGGCTTATCGCCATATGTTATTACTTCGTTTTTCTATGGCAATAATTCTTTGCCTCTTCATTTTTGTGTGATCTCAATGAAAAGACTATGGAAAAAATTCGACAGATTAATGAAGTGTAGCCGTCTAGATAAAATCATTAAATATATAGAAATAGATTATTCAGAGTATACATACAAACTGTAACCCTATTTGATTTCAACATTCGCCATAATCTCGGTTAAGCATGCCGTGAGATTAATCTCTTGGTCTGCTACAAATGCCGCTTTGTACTGATAGTCGGCAATGATTAACACAAACTGCGGTACCTGCTTGGCTCGCTCAAGCAGTGTATCGTATACTTTTCTGTACACAGTTTGCGGGTCCGAGTCAACATTGTTAGCGACCCATTGACGCATCTTCTTCCAATCTTTATCTGCTAGGGCATCTGCTAGAGCCTTAGTGTTCAGTTCAGATAGGTTACTTAGAATGCCCTCATCTATGACACCGCCCGCACTGTATCGCTGTAACTCATTCAACACCCTGCGATAGTCAGGGAAGTGTTTCATCAGCAGTTCAGCGAGAACCTTATCATTGTACTCTACGCCTTCAGTCTTTAGGATATCCATCATGCGCTTGTGAAACTTGGTAGCCATCTTTTTCTTCTGACCATTCACAAGTTTGAATTCAACAACAGTAGTCCTACTGTGTAGAGGAGCAATGATACGATTCTTAAAATTACATGTGAAGATGAATCGACAATTCTTAGAAAACTCCTCGATGAATGCACGAAGAGCAGGCTGTGTAGAATTAGGATTCAGATAGTCAGCCTCGTCTAAGATAACAACCTTAGGCTTACCTTCAAATGAAACTGTACTCGCAAAGTTTTTGATCTTTGTGCGAAGTACATCAATGCCTGATTCTTCTGAGCCGTTGATTACAATGTAGTCACACCCAAGTTCATTGCAAAGGGCACGGGCAACTGTAGTCTTACCTGTGCCAGCAGTGCCGCAGAGGAGCATGTTAGGAATCTCACCTGACGCAACAAACTGCTTGAACACATCCTTCTGCGCATCAGGCAGAATACACTCATCAAGTGTACGAGGTCGATACTTCTCGACCCACAAAAATTCATCTGACATTATTCACCTCTCATAATATAAAATACTAGTTTAACTCATTGTCGCCTTTGAGTCAACACCATCAGACAAGTTTAGGGTAAGTTGTCTGCCCGTTGTGGGTCCTGCATCAAAATCCTCACCTTTCAAATACTTCATGATATTCTGCGGGGAAGTGACACCATATGGATCATCATCCGCATTGTCCTGTAGACCAGGTTCCACAAAAGCCTTTTCGACTTTCATATCATCAAGAATCATAGCATAACGCCAAGAGCGAACACCGAAGCCTAGATTGTCTTTCTTCACATCCATATGCATGTAAGTAGTGAAGATAGCAGAACCATCAGGAATCACCTTTACATTCCGCAACCCCTGAGACTTAGCCCAAGCATTCATCACGAATGCATCGTTCACTGACATGCAATAGATTTCATCAATGCCCTGTTCCTGAAACTCAGGAAACATTTTCTCAAAGTCAGGCAACTGGAATGTAGAACATGTAGGAGTGAATGCTCCAGGAAGTGAGAATACAATGACTCGTTTCCCAGCAAAGAGTTCTTGAGAGGTTATATGCTCCCATCGAAAGGGATTTCCTTCAGTGATAGTTTCATCACGCACCCGAGTTTTAAAAATTACATTCGGAACGCGGTAATTAAATTCAGCCATTTGTCACTCCTTAGATAACTGAGCTAGGTTCAAGTGCAAGCCAATACTGAATGTCAGTATTTTTGTTTTTCAGATACATGAATTTTTTCTGAGATAAAGTAACCTCATAGTCACCCGGAATGATCTTGAAGTTTTCGATTGCAAGTCGGCAATCAAATTCTTTATCACAGTCTCCGATGATGTTTCGGAAAGTATTGCTTCGAGGAGTAGATGGGTCACCTACAGATAGAGTAACTTGACCACCCTTAGATACAACACTCAGCATAGGAGCAGAGACAATTGCCGCCGCTTTCATGACCATCTGAACATCTTGAGAAGACAAGTTAAACCCGTAGTGATTATCTACTTCAATGGTTTTGTCAGGGGCGGATACTACAATGCTTGGGTCAGCATAATAGTATTCAAACTGACTTCGATCCTTGCTGATAGTGATGCTCTCTTCACCAAACTCTACATCGGTGTCTTCCATTAGAGTCAAGAGAGCAAGAAGGCTGTTTAAGTCATAGATAGCAAACTCCCGATCAAAAGTCTCAGCGACCGTTGCCCGGGAAAAGATATTTTTGCCTGTGCTGATTGTTGCTAGTGTGTTGCCTTCACGAACCAAGATGTTCGTATTGATACTAGCATAATTTTTCAATACATCTAAAGTAGCTTTAGAGATTTTCATAGTGTAGCTCCATAATATAATATTAAAACGAAAGAAGCCTTATTCTAACATAAGGCTCCTAATAATCAAGTGTTATTCATCGACAATGGTCATTTGATATTTACCAGCATCCTTCATAGCTTGAATCTCTGCCTTCTCTTCGGCACTATGATTGAGTCCTGCTTCAAACGCCTCCTTAACATCAGGAAGGTTAGTTTCATCAGGAAACATCAGAACAATATTCTTCTGAAGATTGTCCTCAGAAAATTCAACAGAAAGAACACCATTATAAGTGTTCATTATATCATGCACGATAGACTCCCATGTTTCAGCTCTCGGTGTATTGCCCTCGGGCCACGGGTCTGAAATGCTGTCTCGGAAATAAGACATTTCAACTATCTTTGCCATGTTTGTATTCTCCTAAATATGTGTGAACATACTTATTTATAATAAAAGAGTGGGCGGCGGTGAATAACGAGGAGAGAAGTATAGTTAGGAAATCACTCACCGCCGCCCAAGCCGGTTAGCCCTCTGGATGTTCCAGATCATGCACATGCAGTGCAATCAAGGCATAATGTAGTACCTTCATAAGGTCTTTGCGATTGTAACCTTCCTTTTTCCCATATCGTTGGGCATACTTCATAATGTTACCAATGCAAAAACCTTCACCATGACCACCGTCAATGATAAACTCGGTGGCTTGAAATTTGTTTACCGAATAATGCTCACCATATGTGGCATCAACATACTTTTGAAGGTCAGCAATAAGCTGACCCTCATTGTATTTGTAATCGACCTTAGCCATTAGTATGATACCTCGCTTGAGTCTTCAACATCAGCATCAAGTGACTCCAGAGTCGCACCAGAATCAACCTTAGTGTACAACTCAGTGAATGCAGACTTAGTGTCCTCATCAAATCGATTCACACACAGTTCGATAGCCTTGAGTCGGTCATCAAACATTGCATACGCATTGACAATGTGTTCAAGACGGCGAGTAGAAACCAACTCATCAATCGCACCTTCCTTGAAGGTCTTGCGAATGATTTCAGCCCAAGTGACCAGCTTATCAGCAAAGTCCTCATCGACCTTATTGACTTTACCCATTTTGCCGAGAATGATTTTCTTCTCATTCGCCGCATTAGGATACTCCTGCTCAACCGTGATAGCGAAACGCTCAAGGAATGCCTCATCAAGAATCTGAGCAGACATAAACTTGCCATCATCAGAGCCTCGACCTTTAGTGTTAGCCGTTGCAATGATGTTGAAGCCGGGAGCAGGAGTAACAACCTCACCTGTCTTCTTATTGAAGTAGGGCTTACCCTCTAGAATAGCCTGTAAGCACATCAGTTTGTTAGAGCCACGGTCTAACTCATCAAGTATCAGCACTGCACCACGCTTCATAGCGGTCAGTACAGGACCTTCACGATAGACCACATTGCCATCGACAAGGGTGTTGCCGCCGATCAAATCATCCTCATCAGTCTCGATGGAGATGTTGACACGGAGAGCCTCACGCTT